GGTCTATTCAATCCGCAATTACAATAAGTTCCAGGTGGTCGGCGCGCCCAAGCGGGACAGGGTGCGGGACGATCACCGGGACGCGAGCGGGACAGCACCGGGACACGAGCGGGACAAAGAAGAAGCAGGGGTAACAGGGGTAACAGGGGAAATATCGGATAGATCTGAACTAATCCTACCATTGTCCGATCCGCGACGCGGATCGGACGAGGTGGGGGCTGGTTCGGTTCCAGCCAAGGGCGAAGGCGATCGGCCTGCCTCCGCTTGTCCGCCCGCGTCGGCTCCCAAGATCGCGAGGCCATCCGACGACGTCGACGGGTTTGAAAAATTCTGGCGCCAGTCCGATCCGCCTAAGCACGCCGCCAAAGCCAAAGCCCGCACCGCGTGGGCGAGAACGCGGCACATCCGGCCACCCGATGACGTGCTGATTGCCTGCCACGCGGCATACCGGGCGAGCGTGGCGGAGGAAAATTCCCGGCGGCGGCAGGAACGCCCGCCGCGTGCGGCGCTGTCCCTCTGCCACCCGGATACGTTCCTGACCGATCGCCGGTGGGCGGATTTTCTGCACGTCGCGACAGGCAAGCCCGCTGCCGCGCCGCCGCGTCCGGACTGGGGCGAGCGCGGCCATCGACTAGCGGCGGCGATCGGCGGCGATACCGTGTTCGCGGCGTGGTTCGGCGAGGCGGTTCTCGATGATCGCGATGTGGTGACGATCACGGTCGCCAAGGCGTACCAGCGCAAATGGATCGAAGAACACTTCCGGCAGGCACTTGAGCGTGTGTTCGGCGAGAGCGTGCGCGTTGTGTGCGGCCCCGTAAAGGCGGGCGCCTTGGCTGCCTGACACACCGCCCGCCATGCGTGATTGGCGGGGGACTAGGCGTTAGCGCGCCTGAACCCGACGAGCTTGCACTCGTCCCGAAAACATCCCCGGTCGGTGATCCCGGCCCGCCACCCGCGCGCGGGCGGCGCTTGGGTAAGCAAGAGGAATTATGATTGCAAGAGTAACCATACCCGGTGCTCGCCGAGTGAAGAAAATCGGCGATAATCTTCTGATTTTGGGGGACACGTTGAAGGTCATGAAGGGGCTGCAAGGCCGCTTCGACGTCATCGTCTCTGACCCACCCTATGGAATCAACTACAAGCCAGCGAGCACCAACAGCGCCTTGTGGCGCGATGTGAAGGGAATCGTCGGCGATGATCAGCCGTTCGACCCGGCGCACATGCTGGAAGCCAAAGTGCCGACCGTGTTGTTTGGCGCCAACAATTTCGCCAGCAAATTGCCGGACAGCCGCGGATGGCTTATTTGGGACAAGCGCCCCGGCATGCGTCCGATGTGCTTTAGTGACTGCGAAATAGCGTGGTCATCGCTGTCGAAACCGGCGCGTATGATCCGCTACGTGTGGAGCGGGGCATGTCGAGGCCCTGAAACCAAAGATCCGCACTGGCACCCCACGCAGAAACCCATCGAGGTCATGCGCCAGCTAATCGAATATGCCAGCAGGCCTGGGCAAACGATCCTCGACCCCTACATGGGTAGCGGCACCACTGGTGTTGCTGCGCTTCGCGCTGGCCGCAAGTTCATCGGCATCGAGATTGAGGAGCGTTGGTTCGTCAATGCGGTCCGCCGGATAACCTGCGAAATGCAGCGCTAGTGGAGCCTCTATAGCATTTGCCCGGCCAGCGATGGCCGGGCATTTCCTCAAGATCTAGGAGAATACGATGGATGTGGCCAGAATTGATCAAGGCGCGGGCAAATTATTGTTCACCGAATGGGCGCCAGTTGGGTCTGCATTTTGCAGTTAGGGCAAACAAATGTGATTGAGGGCAACATGTGGTTTGATCCCGCCGCGGGGTTCAACATTGAAAATTTCTTGTTTTCAAAACAGTTGGGGCAAAAATAGGGAGAGTGGTCCTTGCCTTCGGGAGGGCCCTTTTCTCGGTATACAAAGCCGCCGGTTCGATTGCGCTCGCGAACGTAACCTACAGCCTTCTCGTCAAAACGTTTTGCAGCTTCGATATTTGCCTTAAGTGCCGCGAGTTCTTCCACCGCTTCGTTGCGTTCCTCTTGCAGGGTGGCCGCTTGTTCTCGTGCGGCAAATGCTAGGTCGAACATTTGGCCCGCTGCGGCACGTAGCTTATCAGGATCATTCGAGTCTCTGACTTCTTTCGCAATCTCATAAAGAGACCGTAACGACTTAAGCGCAGCGACCCCTTCGCCAATCACCATGTCTCTCACCTGAAAGCTGGATTCGGCTCACATTACGGCATCAGTATTTCTTTTTACAGGGGCTGCGCGTCGTGGGCGGCGGTATCTGAGAGCCGAGAAACGTTCTCATTTGCTATTTGGGTGGGCGTAAGACCTCGCAGCATCTCCGGCGGGGTGATCGGCAAATGTACCGCCGGATTCGGAATGAGCGGCTGGCGGACAGTGCGGATGGCTTCCATCGCGACGACAAACACATGCCCGCACCCGATCTCATCCGAGCAATGGTAATAGACTTCGCGATAGGTGCTGTCTTTCTTGCCGCCAGTGCGGGCGAAGGCTTTGGCGCCGCAGTGGGGACAACAGATATGGGGAAGGCGGCTACTCAAGGGGACACTCCGGTTGTTGCGTGATGAGGGGGCGTAACACGCGAATAAATTCATACACTAAGCGCCTCAAATTTACCGTATCGACCATCACGGCGCGGTCTCCAGTTTGATGGTGGTCGAGAAACCTCTTTCGTCGATGCGGTGATCCACATCGGTCACGAGCCATTCTTGGGCATCAATGGCGGGTTTGAAGCCGGAGACTTTGGTGCGCTGCTCCGGCGCGGCGTCGGCCCGGCCGAGGGCAAGCGTAAGGTCAAGCGTTGCTGGCATGCGCTTCAGACGGGCCCGTTCGGTTTCGGCGGCGCGGCGGGCCTCGACTTCGCTGGCGTATACTTTGCGCAGGCGTTTGGAGCCGGTCTTTTCTCCCGCCGTGACGGCCTTTCGCTTGGCGGCGCTCTTGTCGTGCCAGCTTGCGGTCACCCCTTTGTAGTCGGTGCGGGTTTGGCGGGCCCAGCGGTGACGGTCTCCATCTTTGCGAGTGATGACGAGCTTTGGCAGCGCTGTGCCGCCAGCCGTCACCCCGGAGCCCTTGCGCGCGAAGATCAGGCTTCCGGCCTTTATCGTGGCAACGGCGTCGTAATCGACTCCCAGGCGGCGCAGGAAGGCGATGTCGCTTTCTCGGCTCTGTGTGAGCGAGGCAATCGAGATGCCCGCCAGATCGGCCGCAACGCGCGCTGTGAGGCCGTTGCGCATGGCGATCTCTCGGAGGACCGTTCCCAATGAGGTGTCGGACCAATGCTGCTCGCGCCGGTCCCGCAGCGCGGCCGTAAAGTCGGCCGACCGCGCCTTCAGGGTGACTTGGTCCGGTGGGCCGCTGTGTTCGATTTCGTCAACCTTGAACTGTCCCTTGCCGACGAGGCCGGGCACAACGTCAATTCCCTGCTTCCAGCCGATGGCGACCGTCAGGACCGCACCGGGCGAAGGCAGATCGAGCAGGCCGTCGCTATCATCAAGCGTGATGTCGAGCTGGTCTGCGTCCTCGCTCCGCCGCTCCGATATCGAGAGACTGACAAGGCGAGGGCGCATCTTGCCGGTCAAATCCTTCCCGTCGAGGGTGACGGTCCAGTCGGGAATGTTGTTGCGTTTGTCGCTCACGCGGCCGTCTCGCTTGGCTGGCCGCTGGCGGCTTGGCTCGGATCGTCGACGCGGAGCAGGCTGAGCGAGAAATCAATGACCCGCGCTTGGCCGTCTGCCATCAACTCGCTATGGCGTTCGTCCAGCCCCTCAATCACGTAGAACCCGACAACGTCGCCTTGGCCGGTCACCAGGGCGTAGGCCTCGCCCGCATCGGCCATGTCGCGAAGCTCATCGAGCGAAACCTGCCCGTCACAGATCTCAGTCCAGACGGCTCCGCCGAGATTGATGGTCTCTTCGCCGGGGCCGACGAATTGCGTGGCATCACGCGCGCCCACGCGCTGGGAGCGGGCATGACGCCAACTGGCACGCCGCTGCAGGTCTTCATAGGCAAGGCTTGAGACTTCGAAGATGAACATGCCGAGGGCCAGAAGCTGCATGCTATTCGTCCTTGTAGGCGCGCCCGGCCTTCTCGCGTTCGATGCGGGCGATCTCTTCCCGAACCGCCCGCGCGATGTCCGGCGCCGCGGCGCCGTTCGCGTTGATCGTGATCGAATAGTGCCGGACCTGACTGTCACCGCTGGCGGGGGCGGTGGCGCGAGCGGCATCTGGGGCGGCTGCCGCGGGCAGAGAAACCGGGCCTGCCACGGCGGCCCCAACGGCGATCGCACGCGTCAACCGTGCCGATAGATCGCCGACGCGCGATAACGGTGCTCCGGTGCCCGCTTCAATGCCCTGGGCGAGGCCGCTCATCATGTAACCGCCGATGTCGGCGAATACCCGGCTCGGGGAATGGATGCTGAGGGCCTTCCGGATCGGGGCCGGGATCAATTGCGCAAACGCTGTCAGCTTGCCGATGAGCCAAGCCTTGGCGCCCTCGATGCCGGACCAGATTCCCTGCACGATGTTGCTGCCGATACCGGCCATCATGGCCGGAACGCGTTGCGTGAGAAACGCCACCCCGTCAGCGAAGAAGGTTTTGATTTTGGCCCAGAGGTTCGCGAGCCATGGGCCGATCGTGTCCCAATTGCGGTAGATCAGATACACCGCCGTCGCGATCGCGATGATTGCCGCGAGGATGGGATTTGCCATCACTGCCGCGCCGACGATCCGGATACCGACAGCGATTAGCCGAAGGCCGCCAGATGCGAGGCCTAAGAGAGGTCCAAGTTTTGAAAGGACGAACACCATCGCGGCCCAGCCATTTATCAGAGCGCCGGAGGCAATGCCGATGCCGCCAAGCGTAACCAGCAACGCGGCGCCCGCCGCCGCCACCATCACGAGTGCCTTGGCAAGTTTCGGATGACGCTCCGACCAATCGGCGAATTTGTTCGCAACCGCGGTGAGCTTTTCAGCGAGGACCGTCACCGTGGGAAGCAAGAGGGCGCCGACCGAGAGCGCCAGATTCTTCAAGGCGATGTCATTGGCCTTGGCCTTTTCTGCAGCATCCTGCATGCGCTCGGCAAAGTCCTTTTCGACCGTGCCGGTGGCGCTGAGGGCTTCGCCGCGGATTTTGCGGTATTCCACCATGTTCTGCAGAATGGGGCGCAACGCGGCTTGGACCTGCATATCGCTGAACAGATAGCTGAGTTTATCCATCTTGCCGCCGAGTGCCTTTTGGGTCAGTTCGGCGATGGCTTCGATCGGCGTCTTGCCTTCCGCATAGGCCTTCTTGAGCGCCTTCGGAAGATCCACACCGAACTTCGCAAAGTTCTGGGTGACTTCTCTGGAGTTCAGCTTGGTGATGAGATTGACGACGTTGTTGGCCGCTTCGTCGGCGCTACCGGCGCCCTTGGTGGCGATTTCGAGGGCGGCGGTCAGGTCGGCGACGGCGCCGACACCCTTCTGACCGAGGGCGGTATAGCCAGCCGTCAGTGCCGGAAAATACCGCGCCATATCCTTCAGTTCGAATGAGCCGGCCTTTCCGCCCGCGGCCATGATGTCGAGCGCCTTGCCCACCTCAGTGAGGGGAACTTTGAGATTGTCGAAGACGGCAAAACCCGCGGCCGACAGGTCGCCCATTTCGGCCTTATAGGCGGTTGCAGCCTTGCCGATCGGCGCCATCATTTTGGCCGCGGTTGCAGCGTCCAGGCCCTTGCCGGTCAAGACGTCCATGCCGCGCTGGATGTCTTCGGAAAACTGGTTCGTGTTCTTGGCAACGATGCGCAGTTCGCCGCCAAGCTTCTTCGCCGCCGCGCGCGACATATCGGATTTCTGCGCGATGTCGGTCATCACCGACTCGTATTCGCGGGCCGAGACGACGGCTTCATACATGGGGGCGGCGGCTGTAACGCCGGTCGCCAAGGTCGCCGCTCCGCCGATCGCCATTCTCTGCGCGAGCCCAGTGCGCGCGTCATAGCGGCGCCGCGCCGCCGCGGCTCTATCGAGCCGCCCCTGTTGCTCGCTGAGGCGGAGCGAGGTTTGCCGGATACGGTCGGCGAGGATTTGTTCGTGATGGCTGAGTGCCCCGACCTCGATACCTGCCGCCTTCATTTCGCCGGCCAGATCGTTGAGGCCTTCGGCCTGGCGCTTGGTGAGGCCTTCAAGGGTCTGAACTTCGCGGCCGGTCTTGGCATAGAGATTTTGCAGCTTCTTGGTCGGGGCTGCCGTTGCCTCCATTTGAGTAGCGAGGGCCTGTTGCCTCTGGCGGGCTTCGGCGAGTTTTGCCGTCTGCTCGGTGAGGCTCGCCTGCTGGCGCTGATAGGCGGAAATCTGCTTTTGCTGGTTTTGCAGTGCCTCCAATTCTGTCCGGGTAGCCTTGAGGGCCTTGGCGGCGCGCGAGGTTCCGCCCACGATGTCTTTCATCGGGCCGCTGACGCGGTCCAGAGCATCAAGGATGAACCGGAGGCGCAACTCGTTCGCCGCCATAACTACTCCTTCAGTATCTTGAAGCGCTCGATGGCGAGCGCTCGCCATTCCATCAAATCGCTGAGCGCCATGTCGTTCATCTCAGACGGTGGCCAATGAAACACCGCTGCGATATCGGCGAAGGCGTCCTCTACGCGCGCGGGAAGCCCTCGAGGTCCGCTTTCTGCAGAAAAAAACTTCCGATCTCGGTCGCACAGGCGAAGAGGTCTTCGGACGGCATAGCCGCTGCTTCGGCCTCGGTGATGGTGGGAGACGAGATGCGCGGCAAGAGCTTGATCATGGCGTTGACGTCCATGCGGGCGAGGTCAGAAAGCGCCAAGCCGCGAAGCTCGCCCGAATTGGGGCGGCGCAGCGTGAGGGCGGCAATCTTGTCGTCGCCGCGCTTGATCGCAGTATCGAGCGGTACGTCACGGAATTTCTCGTTTTCGGGTTTGGTGTCGGTCACGGAATATCTCCAAAGGAAAGGAGCGCCGGGGCTGGCCCGGCGCAATTATCAGAACATGCCGAGAGCGGCGCGCTGATCCTGAAGCCGGTCAACACCGCCGACGATTTCGACCATGTTGATCGGGTCGATTTCGATCTCGGTCTTGCCGTTCCAATTGAGCTTGTAATAGGCAAGCTTCATCTTGATCTTGAATTCGCCGTTCTCGCCGGGCTTGGCGTTGCCAAAGTCGATCTCTTCGTGACGGCCGCGCACGATCACTTCGACCGTGTCGAGCGCACCGGTATCGTGGCTTTGATAGGCACCGACGAAGCGAAGATAGACGCCGTCGATTGTGGTTTCGCCATACTGGCGGATGATGTCGAGCATCGGCCCGCCGAAGGTCGCTTCCATTTCCAGGACGTCGCCGCCCTTGTCGAGAGCGACGGGTCGATCCATGCCCCCGCCTTTCCACTCTTCGAACTTGCGCGCGAGCTTGGGGAGCGTGACCTCGGAGGCCTCGCCGAGGTAGTTGTTGCCATCATTGAACAGCAACATATTTTTGAGGGTCTTGGGCAGAGCCATTTTGTGTCCCTATGGTGTGAGAACGTTAGGCGGCCGAAAGCTGGGCGCCGAATTGGGCGAAGTAGCTGTCGGTAATGCGCTGATTGAAACCGAGGTCTTCGAGCGGCGGGGGCACCGTGAAATCGTAATCGATGCGCAGCTTTCCGGCCTTGAGACTGGAAGTGCTGTTTTGCGCCGCGTCGTACCAGCACGAGCCGCCGAGAATGATCCCGCGGGCTTTCATCGCGCGCATGAAGCCGTTGATGGTTTCGACGATGTCGGTCACGAGAGCGGGCGTCAGCGGTTTATCGATCGCCCATTCCATGCCTTCGCCGATCGTGTCGGCGACAAGCTGGGCAACGCGGACGGTGCTTTCGAAGACGAAAAGCCCGCTGTCGTCGCAGGTGCGATTGCCCCAGAAGCGGAAACCGCTCGACGTGCGCACAAGGGCGGTGATTTCTTTGGCGTTGAGGAGAGCTGCCTCGGTTGTATCGCTGTGTAGATCCCACTGAATGTCCTTGGTGAGGCCGGTAACTCCGTCGACGACGACATTGGAGAGGGTTTTGTGCGGACCGGTGTCCTGGTCGATCTTGGCGCGCAGGCCGAGCGCGCGGGAGACGCCGTAGCTCGGGGCGGTTGCGGCCGCCACGGTGTCGAAGGTGAGGAAATCGGGATAGAGCAGCATGACCTCGCGCGCCGCGAAATTGGTGCGATAGGCGATCGCCTCGGCAATAGTCTCGCCATGGGCGGAGGCATAGACGAAGCCGCGAAGCTTCTTTGCCACCACGATGAGCGCGGCGGTGACCGCCTGGGTGTCGAGGCCCGGCGCACCAAGAATGCGGGGCCGCACACCAAGCTGGCTCTCGGCAGCAAGAAGGGCCTGCATCCCGGTCTTGAGGCCTGCGGTGTCGTCGCCGATGACCTTGGTGGTCTGGTCTGCGGCGACCGCCTCGGCGTTTGCACCTTCGCCGACGCCCACGCGGACCACGACCACAACCGGGCAGGTCTGATCGGCGATGTCGCGCAAAGCTTTGTGCAGCGTGCCGGTTTTTCCGGCCTTACCTATCGCGGTCTCAATGTCGGTGATGAGGGCGGGGCGGTCGAGCGGGAACGTTGCGGCGTCGGCATCGGGCGCGGTAGCGACGAGGCCGATAATGGCGGTCGAGGTCTCGGTGAGCGTGCGCGAGCCATCGGTGATTTCGATGACGGTAATGCCGTGTTTGAAGGGCATGAAGCCTCCTATGCGAGACGGGTGAGAGGGACGATTAGGGTGGTTGCAGTCGGGACCGGCCGGTCGGTGCGGGTTCCTTCGATGGTGAGGCTTGCTTTGCCGGGTGTGGCGCCCGCCGACAGCCTTACGCGCCGGATGGCGAGGCGAGGCTCCCACCGGCTTAAGGCCGTTGCAGTGGCGGCATAGAGCTTCAGAGCGGTCGTCGGGCCGAACGGCTGGTCGAGCAGTTCGGGAAGAAGTGAGCCGTAGTCGCGGCGCGCCACCCGCGAGCCGATGGGCGTCGTCAGGATATCGGCGACCGACTGTTTCAGGTGGGCGTCGGTTGTCACGGTGAGCGCGGCGCCCGTGTTTCGGTTCATTCCGCTCATGGTTGTGGCTTGCCCGACAGGTCTGTGCCGGATTTGACGCCCGCGTGCGAGTGGTTCTTAAGACTGATACCCGCGGCTGTTACATCGCCATCGGCGGCGACATTGCCAGAGGTTCTGATGTTTCCGGTGATTTCTATATCGCCGGTGATCTTGACCCCGCCATGGGCAACAAGATTGACCGTTCCCCCGCTCGGCAACGTGGCGGTGAGGGCGTGGGATGCGATGTTGTAGGCGAGGCGCGCGCCATCCGAAAACGTCAGCGAGTGCGTCTTCGGATCGTTTTCTGGCTGGGGATGTGCCGAGCAGTATAGGCCGAGAAGCACAATGCCGGATTCGGTATCGCCTTCTGGGCAAATCAGAAGGCATTGTTCGCCTTCGCTCGGCGCCGACCAGCTCCGCACGTCTCCAGCGCGCCCAGCAATCCAAGGCAGCGGCGGCGTGGTGAGGTCGCCGGTCTCGACAACGCAGGTGCCCGATGCGGCATCGACCGCCTTAATGCGGGCGAACCGCAGGATATCTCCGGCAGTTTGTGCGAGGTTGAGGTGCGCGTCCATGGATTGGACAATGACGCGCGCCTTTGTTGATTGCGCTCTTTCCCACTTGGAGAGAGCGCCTCTCCAAGTGGGTTAGGTTGCGGGTGTTTCGGACGGTTCGGTGATGGGAGGGTTTAGGCTTTCGGGGGTGATGTTCGAAATCGCACCGACCGCGATCTTGTTCGCAACGCCCAACGAAACCGCGTCCACTCGGGCTTTGGTTGCGTCGGCGTCATAGGCTCCCGTTTCGTCAAGGCAGGCATTGACGGCGCGGGCATGCGTCACCCCAGCATGCACAAACGTGACCTGCACCGAGTGGGCTTTGCTATCGTATGCACCAATGGAAATTTCCATGAACCTGCCTCCTAAGCAGCCTGTACGACCGTGAGCGTCCCGCCGCTAATAGTCAGATCCGCTGATGCGGTATATTTCACGGCAAAGGTGTGAAAGTCGACCGAAAGACCGGTCACAACAATTGAGATTGTGGCAGGGCAAACAACTGCATCTGCGGAGGAGAGCGCGCCAATAGAAGTCCACGCGGCAGGAATGGCGGCACCGTCTACATACAGTTGGGCATAGAATGGTCCTTGGCCCGTCTGCCAAACGCCGTTGAACATGACAAGAGCCTTACCTGACGAAATCGTACGCGTGTAGTCCCCGCTCCATGGCGTCGTTGCTTCAGGATGTGTGGTGGCATTCGGCATCCACGAACTTGCGGTTGGTACAAACTCCGACAAGTGCCTGCCGTCGAGCGTATCGGCATCAAGTGCAGAGCCGGAACCATCATTGCCTGCGTGCCAAACGCGATTTCCGCTATCATACAGTGCACCTGCATAAAGCGGCTTACTTCCGTTCGTGCCGGGCCCGACCCTCACCCCACTTCCGCGGTAATTGACTAGCCCGAGAGGGGCCGCGTCGACGCCACTTTCGACGGTATCAAAAAAGCCACTCCCATCGATTAGGCCGAATGAAGTGTTGCCATTGATGTAGAGATTTGCGCCTAGTGCCAGAGTGGATGGCAGATCTGTGCGGACGAAGGAGCCTGTGCCAAGCCCGTGGAACAGATCTGCATCCAAACCTGAACCCGCGCCATCATTCCCGGCATGCCAGATCTGGTTTCCGCCAACTGTGAACAGCCCTGACGGATAGAACGAGAGATAGGCATTCGTACCGCCAGTACCGGCACGAAGGCCAACAGCCCCAGAACCCACGTCATACAAGAATTGGTTGCCGCTACCGAACGCATAGCTGTGGGCGGTAACCATTCCTCCGACGTTGAGCGGCCCAAGCATGGCGTCGCCAGATTTGTTGACTGGGATGTAGCCAAGCCGTTCGACGATGTTAGTGAAATACGAGGACTCTCTTCCGTCGAAGAGATCGGCATCAAGGCCGGAGCCGGCACCATCGTTTCCGGCATGCCAGATAACGCTGCCGTTAATCGCTAATAGGCCGGATGGACTGAACGAGAGATAAGCGTTGGAGGTGCCCATACCCGCGCGGATGCCGACACTGCCACTGCCCGCGTCGTAGATAAACTGGTTTCCAGAGCCAAGGGCGAGACCACTTGCGTTGAGTGTGCCTTCCACACCAACCGTACCGGCAAAGTTAGCTCCACCATTGAACGTCACACCGAGATCGGCGGAATGGGTATAAAAATGCGCGTTAGCTGCACTGCTCGCACGTCCACCGCCACCAAAACATAAATAGCCGTCAGCCGTCGTTGCCCACAGAAAGTTTGCGGAACCACGCGAAAATTGGATCGCGGAGCCGGTTAGCGTTACGCGATCGCCCGAAGAGACGGTTAGGTGATCGTTGATAGTGTCGCCAGCTTTGTTGAGCGGGGTGTAACCTAGCCGCGCCGGAACGTTGGCATAATACGAGCCCTCTTGGCCATCGAGAAGATCCGCGTCGAGGCCCTTTCCATCGCCTTCGTCCTTGAGGGCGGCGGATTTTATCCCAAGGGCGGCGCGCATCGCTGCCGCATTGATGGCCGTCAGAATGCCTTTCACAAAATCCGACGGTGCGCCGTTACCGAAGCGGGTATTAATCCAGTTGGTGACGGCCGATAGCATGGCCTTCGGCGTCACGGCACGGGTCGTATCCGTTCCCGTGGTTGCTTCGCCCTCCGTTGCCAACTCGACCACGCCGTCGCGCTCGGTAGTCGCCGGCGGGTTCAAAAAGTTGGTGTTGCCGAACGCGATCTGTTTGGTGTCGCTTGCAGTGAACGTGATGTCAATCGCGAGCAAGAGCATGGATGCCCCGGCTTTCTCCATGATGAGAGCCGGGGCGTTACCGTAAATGCCGAACAGTGTTCCATCACTGAGATAGAGCGCGAAGCCGCGAAGCTCGTAGGCGTCAATGCTGTCGTCGCGAATTGTAATGTGGACCGTATAGGCGTCCGACGCCTCGCCGGAAAACGTCGTCAGCCGTTTGATTTCTCCGGGAAGCACCAGGGCATCCGGCGATGCGGTAAAGTTCGCCGCCGTCACGCCGACTTCAGCGATTGTGACCGGGTTCGTCCCGCGCGCGGCAACAAGGGCCGCGCGGCCGCGATCGGTGATGGTAATGGCGATGCCGGACATGGGGTGTTTCCTTAGGCGTCGAAGTGGAGGCGGGAATAGGCGACGGGCCGTGCCTGCGCCGCGATGGCGACAGAGGCGTCAGCGCTAAGGCCTTGGGTGAATGTGAAGTGTGAGCGGACGGGTTTGGTGCGCGAAACCTCGCCGATAACGCTGTTGATGAACGCAGCCGTTGCAGGCAGGCCGTTCATGCTGTTCAGCGTGATTACGATGTCGAACGTGTAGGGTTCGCCGCTGCCGCCGGGTTGCCACCATTCCCGCATGACAACGGCGCCGCCGAAGCTTTCGACGACGGCCCGGACGGAGGCGGCAGTGCCTTTGCCGCGCGCTATCTCGATCGCACGTCGCACACGCGCGCGCTTTACGTAGAGCGGCCAATCCGGAGCCCAGGAATCGAGCGACAGCGTCCACGCGAGCCACGGGAGCAGCGCTTCCGGGCAATCGTCCGGCGACCACAGGACGCGCAGGTCGGTGAAAATCGTGTCGAGGCGCTTGGTGGCCCGCTCGATGGCAAGTTCTAGCGTGGTTGCGTTCGGCGGCAGAAGGCTGTCGCTCATTCGCCGATACCGTCATAGGAAAGAGCCACGCTCTGGCAATAAGGCGCCTGACTTCGATCGCAGACGATGTCGGCCTTCGGCTCGATGAGGGCGACGCGCTGCACGCCCTCGACATGCAAAGCCGCGTAGATGCCCGAGAGGGTAACGTCGCGCCCGAGCCGCATGCTGGCGGCGGTGTAGGCATCGATTTTTTTCTGGGCTTCGGCCAAGACGACGGCGCTGTCGGGTCCGGCAAAGGTCGAAATGGCCGCCTTGATCGTGTAGGTGACGATTTCGGCGGGAGCGACCGTGACGTGATCGGTCAAAGGGCGCCGCGTGTCGGCCGAGAGATAGCTCTCTACGGTGCTGCACAGTTGCGCTGTCGCCTGCTGGCCGGTTCGCGTCAGGATGTAGACAGTAACCGTGCCGGGTGTGGGGCTGACCGCCGATGCGTCGACCACATCGGCTGCGGCTGAAATGGCGTGGAAGACGTACGCACCTTCCGGCCCGGCGACGGAGTATCCTTCCGGTGCCAAGACGAGGCGTCGGCGAAATTCTTCGTCGCTCTCGTAGGTCGGGGCTATGCCTTGTTCGGAATTGCCCGGATCGAGCAAGAGGCGGGCAACGCCCAGGATTGCCGCTAAGTGGTCGAGGTCAGAACCTCTCGCGAAGGCTGGCATGACCGCGCGGGCAGCATCATTGATGCGCTGACGCAGGATCACTTCGCGATAGGCGAAGACCTGCAGCAGCTTCGTCACAGGATCACTTTCGAGCGGCGAAAAGTCGGGCATGACGCCGCGTGCCATAACTACGAGTTCTCCGAGGATGGTTTCGTAGTCGATCGTTTCGACGACGCCCGGTGCGGGCAGTTTCGATAAATCGACGGCGGTATAGGTGGCGGTGCTGACCATGCGCCCTATGTCGGCGGCAGGTCGGTCCGCTTGCTACAGCGTGCATTTGGAGAGGCGCACTCTCCAAGTGCCGTCAGGCGACGGCCTCGAAATGGGCCAAGAAGGCATCGAGTAGGGCGGTGCGATCGGCGGCGCTGAAGCCGAGGAGTTCGCGGGCCGGGTAGGCAATCGGCTTGGCTTTGCGCGACGGGCGGTCGCGAAGGCCTTCTTGGTGGATGCGGGCAATCTCGGCGGCACGCCCGGAAAATCCCACCCAGAATTGTAGATCGTCATTACCGGCGCGCAAAAAGCGGGATGATGCTAAGCGGCGGAACATCGCCTTTCGGCGAAGACTGCCGCCTCTGCGAAGCTTGCCCGCGCTCGCATTGCGGTACTGCGGCTCCACGGGAAGCCACCTAATCACCTTGTCGAAAAAGAAACTGCGAACGCCCTCGGCCTCAATGTCCCAGCCGGTCATCATGCGATTGGCGATGGTGTAGCTTTTGAGGATGACTTTGCGCGCTCCACCGGAACCACCGGAGGGGTAGAGAAACGATACGGCGTAGCGGCCCGGCGCCGGAGGCACTTTCTCTTTGCGCGGCGTGAAGCCGTTTCCATCCGGCGCAAGTTGGTGCGCAATGCGCGAGCGTTGGCTGTTGGCGATGTCGCGCGATATGCGCCGAAGCAGGGCGCGCCGCTTGGCCGGTGCGAGCTGCAGCAGAAGGGCACCCGCGGTGCGCTCGATCTGCTCGATATCGTCGGTCATGGCCCGGCCTCGGGCGGGACGCCGGGAATGAGAACGGCGGCGGGGTCTTTGGTCTCGGCGACCAGATCCGACCACGCGTAGCCTTGGCGCATCAAGGCATCAAGCCCAGGAACCAACTCACGGGGAAAGGGCTGCGGCGCCGGATGCGAAACATCAAACCCGCTACCATCCGTGCGGCGCGTGACTAGGACGGGCTCGGTGACTTCCACGGTGAATTCGATGTCGGCGCAATTGCTGTCGAGGATTTCGGCCTGGAACTGGAACGCGTCGGCTTCGGCACGCTGCAAGAGGTCGGGCTGCTCGCGCTCGATCCAGGCCAGCATGGGAACAACGATCTCGTCGGCATCGCCGGGGTAATCACAAATCAGGACCGTGAGCGTGAAGCGATACTCGAACGACATGCTTTTTCCCGCACGGGAGCAAATCGTGCCCTTGTCGAGATAGATCTGCAGCTTGTCGGGCGCGGCAGCCAGAAAAGGAACGCAAGACGTAAGCCACGCGCGAAGGTCATTTGTTTTGCGCATTGGGCGTTCCGCAAGGCTGCCCGCCATTCCAGGTGGCAAGGCGATCGAACCGACCTCTTAGCTCGCCGTACGCCTTGGCAAGGCGCATAGCGCCATCACGAACCGGCGCGGGCATCACAGCCCAGGTGTCGGCCGGGAAGCCTTCGGGGGCATCCGGACAGACCAGAAGGTCGGCCGGTGGCGTCGACTTGACCGCGACGGCAACCGTTTGGGTCAGAGGTTCAGCGGGTGGCCGGTTCGCGCAAGCCCCCAAGGCGATTGAGAGCGAGAAACCAGTCGCCGCCGACACGATCCGTCTTGTCGATTTTTGCATTCTCTTGCTCCATACGCCGCAACGCATCGGCGGTGACTTCCATCTGTTTGCGCGCCGTCGTCAGATCGGCAGAGGCTAGGCGCTGTTGTTCGTTCATGGCGTCGGCAAGTACCTTCGCCGAGGCTTCGCTATGGGTGCGATTGAGTTCGGCAAGCGCGAGGACGCGTTCGCCACACGCCGCGCCACGGCTAGCGCCAGAGCCGCTAAAGGTGGTTCCGGCCGCAGCACACGTCGTTTTGGCCCAGGCGGAGAGCGCATCTCGGTCGGCGCTTGCCGTTGCGCCCCACGCATAGAGCGCGGCGCCCGCCGCGATCAGGACATAAATGAGGATGGCCTCACGGTTGCCCGCCAGCTTAGAAATGAGCGTCAAAATCACGAGAGTACCTCCGATAGCCAACTCGAAACCTCTGCCGACACCTCGAAGCACGGGCAGGCCTTGACCCATTCCGAGGGCTCGATGCGGCCGTTGCCATTGGTATCGGGTGAGAGGTCGCGGTGACCTTTGATCCTGTCCGCACGGATCGCGTAGCGTGTGGCGATGTCGCGTACGAGGCGGGCAAGCGCTGCCTTCTGAGCGGACGTACGGGTGTCCTTGGGTTTTCCCGCCGCATCAAGTCCGCCGACATAGACGATCCCGATGGACGTTGTGTTGTATCCGGCGGCGTTGGCGCCGATCTCGTCTTCGCGTCGGCCGGAGTGAACCGTTCCGTCCGTGTAGATCACGTAATGATAGCCGCAGGGACGCGATGCACCGGCGCCGAAGCCGCGCGCGCGGTGATCGCGATCGATGTCAGCAACCGTGTAGGCGCGCCCTTCCTTGGTGGCGGTGCAGTGAATGTTGATGCGATCGATGTGGCGCATGGTTTAGCCCTTGTTGCCGAGGAAACGGTCGGCGATACGCGCCGGAATGGTCGCGAGCGTGTCCTTGACCGCACGGATCACAACCGGCGTTGCATCAAACGCGACCAGGGCGATGCCGAAGGCGATGCTTTGGGCGGCAAATTCATTCCAGCCGGTCAGGGCGATAATGCCCGCCGTCGCATAGTAGGAGACGGTAGAGCCGACGATCCACTGCAGGAAGCGGTGTTTCCAGTTGATGCCGGGTTTCCAGACCTGCGCCACGGCAGAGCCGATGAGGCTCGGGAACAATGCCGCGATCACGTCGCACGCCACTTCGAGTTTGTGCATCTTTAGTCCCATAGTTGTACGAGTTTGCGCGTTTGGCTCTGTTCTGCCGGAGTGTTCGGCACAGTGATCTTGGTTCCCGCGGGAAGGATTGCGCCAAGCGCGGCGACACCGGGGTTAGCCGCCAGCGTCGGGCCGACACCGGCCGGCCCAAGCCCCGCATCGCGCCACAGGAGCGTGTCGAGCGTGTCGCCTTGCCGAGCGATGAGGGTGAGAGCGGTCATCAAATCAGCTCGACGTTAATGCGAAGGACGGCGAGGATATCGCGAACGGCATAGGTCGCATCGCGCCGGAGCTGATCGGCCGCGCCGTCGAGTTCGTCGACGGCCTTGCCGCCCGCCGCCGTGGTGTCGTAGTCGCGCAAGCGCTCGATGAGCTCGGCCTTGGCAAACAGAGCGACGGCACGGGTGTAGAGGTGGACGAGGCGCGATTTGCCGTCGATCAGGGGCGCGGGCACCGTTTCCAGGCGGGCAAACCCAAGGGAACGCTGCCGTGCCGCCCAGGCGGCGAGGTCGCGCTCTACGGTGATCATGGCGGCAATGGTGGAGGCACGAAGCCGGTCGTTGTCCACGGCCATGGTGACCCGGCCGGTCGCGCGGATCATTTGAAGATCGATGTCGGGAAAGAAGCCGTCATTGGCAATCGGCGCGACCGGTGTTGCCGGAGCTTCCGGGTTTGACGGCGACGGAGGAAGGGCAACAAAGGACATTGGTGTTCCTACTGCCCCCGGCTCTCGGCGGTGAGGATTGCGGTTGGCTAGGGCGTAGAGCCCGACAACTCGCGATCCGCCGCCGAGGCGCCGGGGGCAAGCTCGATCCGGCTTAGCCGGTGTTCTTTTCGGCGGCGCGAAGGGCGCGCTCGATCTTCTCGATGTTCTTCTTGCAGCCGGAATAAGCGTCGTAGCTTTGCGCCCGCTTGAAGGCTTCGAACGCCTGGCGCTGCAGGGCGATCGCATCGGCGGCGCCGTCTGCCCCTGCCTGCCGGGCAATCTCAAGACCGATCGCCTTTGCGAGTTTGGCGCGGACTTGGTCGGGCATGTCGGCTTCGGCGGTCAATTCGGAGGTGGCGTTGAGGATGTCGAGCGCAAAGGCCTCGCCGCTTCCAAGCGCGCGAAGGGCCGCGTCGGCGATTTCCTCGGTCACCGTGGTTGCCGCGTCCCGGTTATAGCGGGCGGGCATCGGCAGATCGTGGCGCAGCATATGGGCGGCGAGCGTGAGCGCACCGGCATAATCGCCGGTATCGATCCGCCAGACCATCATGGTGCCGAAGATGTCGTCGGTGGCAGTATCGCCGCGCTCGGCTTGCTCCAGAATACCGGCGCAGAACGCCTCGTAGGCGGGCAGCATTTCCCGCTTGGCAGCGATCTTGGACTTGACCGACTTGATGGCGTGAAGGCGCTGCAAATCGGCCTGAAAGCGCATGCGGATCTGCGCGGCAATAATACCGCCAGCGGGATCGCTCCCGCTGGCGGCGCTCGCGCCATCACCGGTGACGCCTGAAGCCGCTGCGGTAGCTGCAACGATGCGTCCGGCCATGCGTTCACGGTGACGGCGTGCAAGACTCATGATTAGGCCTTCTTGCCCATGACGATGTTTTCGACAAAGGCGGAAAGGCCGTAGTCTTCGACGACGTAGGCCTCGTTCCAGCTCTCGAAGTTCTTGATGCAGTCCTCGTCAGGCACCTCGATGATGTGGCGGCGGCGGGTGCCGTCCTGCCAATAGATCGAGAGGTTTTCGAGCGTGGTGACCAGCATGGCATTGGCCGGGAAGTAGGGGACGCTGATCGCCGGTTTGCCGCCGAGCTGCTTTGCCGAGCGCAAAATCTGGTCGCGCGCCACGATCTCGGTCGCGGTGTCGCCTGCCTTGTTGATGATCGGAAAGTACTTGTCGTGCATCAAATCGCTGCCGCAGATCACGACAAGGCCCGGGTCCTCGCGCGCCCACGGGTCCAGCAACTGCATGGCGTCGGTCGCAAGCGCATCGAGGTTCTGGAAATCGACGCCCGTTCCCAGAACGCCATCGCCGACGTAAATGTGACCGGCATCGATATCGCCCTTGGCAAGGTGGCGCTCCGGCGCGTTCTGGCGGATCTTCTCCAGCCAGCCGACATTGACGTCTTCGAGCAACGGATGTGCGGCCTTGTCAGTATTGTCGGCGACCGTCTTGCCGTTCCAGCCGATCATGATGCGGTCGAGGCCTTGGCGCTTGACGATCACATCGCGGATACGGGTCTGGAAGTCCGGGAACTTGGCCCAGGCGTCCAGCTTGGCATAGGTGATATGGGTGTCGCTGTTGGTCTTCTTGCACGCATAGCGGTTCGACTTCAGACCGGTCGGGTCGACGGTCCCGCGCTTCTTGCCGCCACTCGTATCGGTGCGGCTGGCAATGGGGCCGGAGACGATCAGGCCGAGCGCTTCGCCTTCCTGTTCGTCGACCGGAACGATGTTGATCTGAGACAGGAATTCGCTCGATTCCTGGGTTGCCTCTTCGAGCTTCTGCTGAACGGTCGGCTCTACCGAGAACGTCGAGGTCACGTCGCTGGCATCGGCAAGCGCATTCAGTTCGGCAATGCGGGCCGTATATTCTTTCCAGCGAGCGCGGGTCTGTTTCTTCATGAGAAAGCCTTTCGGGGTGTTGGGACGATGGCGGGATTAGCAGTCCGTGAGGATGGCGGTACCGCTGCCGGTAGCCGGAGCGCGAACCGGCTGCGGTCGTTCAGTCGTTTCCAGGTGTGCTTTGAGGGCCGACAACTCCTCGCGGAGTGCTGCAATCGCGCCGTCTTGCGCTTCGCTCTTGCGGGTCACCGCATCGGAGAATTCCGCCAGTAGATCGCGGAGAGTCGAAAGCTGCATATCGGACTGGGTGGCATCCGAGGCTGGTTTCTGCGGTTCGCCCTTGCCGGTGATACGCTCGATCAGCGCGCTAAACTTGGCGGCGAATGCGGCGAAGCCATCGGCAGGCGGGGCGTCACTCGCGTCTTCGAGCGCAATGTCGGCCTCGGTTGCAGCGGTGAAGAGGTTGTCCGGCGCGCTCTTGCGGGCATCGAACATCGGCTTCAGCGCGGAGAAGGAAAGGGCTTCGACGCCGAGGCTCGCAGGCGTATCGGTAACGGCGAGGCCGACGAGGCCAGCTTTGCCGGTCTGCGCAAAATTGGGCGATACCTCGATCGAGGTGAAGACTTTCTGCCCGGCGCGCACCGTCGACACGAGCTGATCGTTGGCGTCGAGCTGGGCGAAGAGGGCCAAGCGCTTGACCGGCTTGCCATCAAGGGCAAGTTCGATCTCTTCGGCCTTCAAGGCCGTCACCGAGCCGTAGGCATTGAACGGGGGCTCGGGCGAAAAACCCTTGATGTGTTCGCAGTTGATGCGGGCGGTATAGGTCGCTGGATCGTATCCGGCCGCCATCTGCTCAATCCAGTCGCGCGAGATTGTACGGCCATCGGTCGTGGCACCCTCAACTGCGACACGGAAGAAACGGGTTTTTGCCATACGGGCTGCCTCGAAGTTTGCGTGCGTTTCGTCTGAAGCGAAGAGGCCGCAAACCACTCAGTCCTAACAAGCCGTGCCACTTGGAGAGGTTTGCTCTCCAAGTGAAGCCTATGCGCGACGGCGCATCGGTGACGGCATCAATGGTGCATGTCCATTGAACCCATCCCGATGACGGTCATTGCGCAAACCCCGTTCGATGCGCGGCGGAAAGCCCGCTCGCTCTATTGGCGCGGATGGGGCGTCACTCAGGTCGCCGACGAGCTGGGCCTGAAGCGCACGACCGTCGAGTCTTGGAAGTGCCGGGACCGGTGGGACGAGGCTCCGAGCATCGCCAAACTCGAAGACTGCCTCGAAGTCCGCTTCATGGTCCTTGTTGCCAAGGAACAGAAGACCGGCGGCGACTTCAAGGAAATCGACCTCCTCGGCCGACAGATTGCCACTTTGGCCCGCGTTCGCCGCTACGAAGCGCCCGGCGGTCACGAAGGCGATCTCAACGAAAAGGTCGAGAACCGGAACAAGGGCCCGCGCAAGAAGCCGAAGCGCAATCACTTCACGGCCGAACAGGCCGCCAAGCTGCGCGAGATATTCGACGGGCAACTGTTCGAGTATCAGAAGATTTGGGCGGCGGCCGGTGATCAGCGCACCCGCATGATTTTGAAGTCCCGCCAGATCGGCGCGACGTACTACTTCGCCTTTGAAGCCCTGATCGATGCGGTCGAGACCGGCCGCAATCAAATCTTCCTTTCGGCCTCGCGTGCGCAGGCGTTGCAGTTTCGCAGCTACATCGTTGCGTTCGCCAAATTGGTCGGCGTTGATCTTTCTGGCGATCCGATGCTGGTCACCTCGGAAGTGGTCGGCACCGATCAGCCCGCCGCGGAACTGCACTTCCTCGGCACGAACTATCGCACGGCGCAGGGCCGTCACGGCAATTTCTACTTCGATGAGTTCTTCTGGGTGCACGGCTTCGAGGAGCTGAACAAAGTCGCCTCCGGCATGGCGATGCACAAGAAGTGGCGGAAGACGTATTTCTCGACACCCTCGACAGTCGCCCATGCCGCCTATCCCTATTGGACCGGCGAGCGGCGCAATCGCAAGCGCAAGAAGGCCGATCGCGTCGAAATCGATATTACCCACGACGCCCTCGCCGCGGGGCGCATCTGCGAAGATCGCGTCTGGCGCCACATCGTGACGATCGAGGATGCGGAGCGGGGCGGCTGCGATCTCTTCGACCTCGAAGAGCTTCGCGACGAATATGCCCCCGACGAGTTCGCGAACCTCCTGATGTGCGAGTTCGTCGACGACAGCCTATCTGCGTTCAAGTTCAACGAACTAGTTGCTTGCGGCGTCGACAGTCTGGTCGAGTGGCGTGACTTCAACCCGGTGGCACAGCGGCCGTTCGGCACCAAAGCGGTCTGGGCCGGCTACGACCCGCAGGATAGTGCGGACGGCGATAATGCTGCCCTGGTTATCGCGGCGCCACCGGCAGAGGTCGGCGGCTCTTTCCGCCTGCTTGAGCGCCATCAATTGCGCGGCATGGATTTCGAGCAGCAAGCCGAATTCATTCGGGCCGTCCTCTCGAAATACAATTGCGTCTATCTCGGCATCGATGCCACCGGCATCGGCTCGGCCGTCTATCAGCTTGTCGCCAAGTGGATGCCGCGCGTCACGCGCATCGACTATTCCATTGAGGTGAAGGCGACCATGGTGATGAAGGCGCAGAACGTCGTCTCGCGTGGCCGTATCGCCTTTGATGCCAGTTGGTCCGATCTCATCGGCAGCTTTTTGGCGATCAAGAAAACGCTCACGGCAAGCGGGCGGTCCATCACATTCAAAGCCGGGCGTGGTTCGGTCACCAGTCATGCCGATCTCGCTTGGGCAACGATGCACATCCTTTTGAATGAACCGCTCGACGGCAAGGCAAAGCCGGTCGGCAGCATGGAGATTATTTGATGAAGAAGCGGAAGCGGAAGCCGACGGCGCAGACGGCTGGGCCGCAGAAAACGCAAGTGTTCACCTTCGGCGATCCTGAGCCGGTTTTGAACCGCCGCATGCTGCTCGACCATCTCGAATGCCGAGATAATGGCCGGTGGTACTATCCGCCGATTCCGCTCGAAGGTCTGGCACGCGCCTTCTATGCCTCTCCCCATCATGCCAGCGCGATCCAGCTCAAGCGCAACCTGATTGTGGGTTCGTTCAAGCCGACGCGGTTTCTGGACCGCGTGAGCTTCAAGGCGTTGGTTCAGGACTATCTGGTTTTTGGCAACGGCTATGTCGAGCGCTACGACAACATGCTCGGAAAGCCATTGCGGGTCGGGCATCTGCTCGCGAAGTATATGCGGCGTGGCGTGAAAGCAGGCGATTGGTGGCTCGAACGAAACGCATACGATGTCGACCAGCTAGTGCCCGGCTCGGTGTTTCAACTGCGCCAGCCTGACGTGAACCAAGAAATTTATGGCTTGCCGGAATATCTTGCGGCTCTGAACGCCTCTCTCCTGAACGAGGCCGCCACCCTGTTCCGCCGCAAGTACTACGAGAACGGCTCGCATGCCGGGTTCATCTTGTATGCTACGGGTGATTTTCCGGAAGGCGAAATCGCAGCGGTCAAGGATGCGTTACGCAAGTCCAAGGGGCCGGGGAATTTCCGCAATCTGGTCATTCATGCCCCGAACGGAAAGGTGGACGGCATCAAGCTCTTGCCGGTCGCAGAGGTTGCCGCCAAGGACGAGTTCCTCGGCATCAAGAACACCACGCGTGACGATGTGCTTGCATCACACCGGGTGCCGCCGCAGTTGCTCGGAATTGTCCCGACCAACGCGGGCGGCTTCGGCAAGGTGTCGGAAGCGGCTGCCACGTTCTTCGACATGGAAATCAGGCCGATCATGCGCGAGTTCGAAGCGCTGAACGAATGGCTGGGCGTGGAGGCCGTCGCCTGGGATGTGCCGCCGACGCCCGACACGGCGCCCTAATCCCGCAACGATATCTGAATCGGAAAGCCGCCGGACGCCTTCCGGCGGTTTTTTTTTGCCCCGAGTGTTGAGCCTGGGTCGATCGGCGGGTGCCCGGCAGATACTGGCCGCTGTGGACTCAGGGGAGGGGCGTGGCGGCCGATTGTTCTGCGCGTCCGAGAGGCGGCACTGCCTATCGGCGGGGCCAGGCGCCTCGCGCTGTGTCCCTATCGGGGTTTGGGGCGGCAGGGCTTGGCGGCACCCCGACCAACGCGCTAATTCCCCCGCCTCGCCAGCGCGCTTTTCGTGTTAGTTTCGACGCACTTAAGCACCCATGGGGCGGGGGTGGAAAAGCAAGGCCGTTGCGGGGCCATTTTGCGAATCTGTGAGCGGAGTGGGTGTTGCACTTTGATGCGATTAAGCCAGCGAGGACGCGGACGACCGCCAGAATGGTAGTTGGGGAACGGATCGCAAACCGAAGCACTAGTGCAGCTCTAGAGAGCCTCGGCTTCCGGCCACTAGTATCGATGACGGACGTGATGTGAATTGTCATTCGCTGCTGCTGCGCCGCGCTTTTCCGCGGGTTCTGCAATTCTGCGGGTCGAGAACTCGCATTTTGGCCAGCCGCTGCATCTTAGCCAAGGAACTGGTCGACCGAGGGTGAGGACTGAACGCCCAATCCCGGCTTCGAGAGGCTTTCCGCAATGCGGACAGCTCTCGCCGGGGCGCCAATTCTTGGGTCGAGCACCAATTACTGCTGCGAGCATTCTTGCGATGCGCCTCAGTGCACCCATGTGCCCTCTCGTTCCAAGGAGTAAAGGTACACGCAAGCGCCGTTAGCCAAAAGAGCCTGATACGATCCGGATCAGGAAATTCTTTAGTTTCGCCGCAAGTCGCCGCTCGAAATTTGGTCCGCTCCGCTCAGCGTTATGGCGATTTCCGCGTTAAAGCGCTTTTGCTCTTCGGGGCTCAGATTGGCCATCCGAAACCGGATGTGGTCAGATATTTTCTGCCAATCACCGCCACATTGCTCGAACGCTTCCCTGGTCCATTCCTGCAAACTCAGCGCAAGCCCCTTGTTCTGGCACATCGCAACCTCATCGTTTTTGTAGAGCGGCCTTCACAAAATTCGAGTTCACCGACAGACCGTCCCCGGTCAGTTTGTTTGAACTAGGGGAGGGCTTGCCATCATGGATGACAATTCGAGCACGACTGCGGCGGGACATAACGCAATTCATGTGGAGATCGTTAAGACGCCTGAGCAATTGCAGCACGCGTACACAATTCGGGCGATCTGCTGGATGGAAGAAAAGGGCGTGGCGGCGGGATTGTCGTTCGACGGGAACGATTTACAGGCCACCCATGTGGTGATTTACGCTGGCGATGAGCCAATCGGGGCTTTGCGTATTCGGTGGTTCCGCGAATTTGCAGAACTCGAACGCACCGCAATGCGCAAGGCATATCGCAATCCGCGGTATCTCAAGATGGCTGCGGAACACATCTTCAAACACATTGCGCGGAAGGGCTATTCTGTAGTGGTTACCCATGCCGCCCCGCTCTATGCCAGGCTATGGGAGCGCATGCTCGGTTTTAAGCCGGTTGAGGGCAAACCCCCAGCGGTGTTTGCTGGTCATCCCGAGCCATACATCGAACTCATCAAGGTACTCGACGTGCCCGATGATGCGATCTCACTCGCATCGGATGCGCAGATTATCTTCAGAACAGAGGGTGAGTGGGATGTCACATCACGCTTCGAAGGCAGCTAGCCGCTACGATCGAACGTTGGAGGATTCGAAGGCCAAGGAAATTGATGCCTACACGAAGCGTGTAGCGTCGATCAATGCCGCAACACTGCGGCGCCTTGGAGATCACAAGGATCCGAAGCCCCTTGATCTCGCCGAGCTATTCGAGGACACGGCGAACCGCTACATGGATCTGTCGGAGGAAATCCGGCAAACAGTTATTTCGGCGGTGGCGGATAGCTGAATGGTCCGGCAAGAGATTGTTCAATAGTTTTGGTGAGAGATTTTTGGGAGGGGCAGTCCAGATGAAGCTCCGGGCTGAACCATGGAACGTTTGGCCCGAATACTGCTGACAGCCAATCGTAGACCAGCCGGACGGGACGTGCCTGGAGCCTTTCTGTTTGCGCGATTATGTAGATGGGCACTGGTGTGTGGACACCGAGGTCGAGCGGTACTGCGTCAGCATCAGCCACGACATAATTGCACAATAGGCCGATGCCGTAACCACATTTGACCATTAATCCATAGGCGTACGAGTTGTCACAAATGTGGGCGACAACGCCTTGTGAGACAAGCTTGCGCCAGCCAGCCCAGGCATCGGTTTGGGCGGAATAGTATTCACAATCAATGAAGTGGTGGGCCTTGAGATCATTCAGAGTTGGCTTGCCATAACGTTCGACATATGACTTCGAAGCGACCGGGATAAAATGAAGATAGCCGAGGCGTGTGCTCGTGAGTTCCGCCTGACTTGGCGGCCCAAACCCAAGCATGACGTCAGTCTGATTGTCACGGAAGCTCATCAGGTTAATTGGGTTGCGGACGTGAAGCTTTATGCGGGGAAACTGCTCATTGAATGCAGAGAGCCCTGGCACGACGAACAGGCCGGCTAATCCCTCCGTAATGCTGACTCGAACGAGCCCCTCGGCGTCGTTCGTTTCCGCCTTCAGTTCGGTGGAAATTTCGAAAAGTTTTTCGTCGAGAGTAAGCAGCGAATGGGCCAAATCTCGGCCCTTCTGGGTAAGTTCGATCCCATTGATAGTTCGGAGTACCAGTTGAGATCCGATGATATCTTGAAGGCGTTTTACTTGCCGACTGACTGAAGGCTGGCTGACGTTCAGCGTTTCCGCCGCTCGGTTGAACGATTTGGCTTTGGCTACGGCCAGGAATGTTCGTAACTCTCCCCAGAATGGCCCACTGAGGACGCGAAGTTCATCGAGTGAGGAACGATTCAATGTCTTCTGCGACGGGGCAAATGGTTCTGTCACGGCAAACCCTTCTCGGAACGCGTATCTAGCGTGGCCTCAATTGTTGCTAGTTCTTCGATAAGAGCGATGAGTTTCTGCCTGGGACGCGGATCGATGCGCATCAAAGCTTTGACCACGCGCGAGCAGTCAGGTGTTGCGATAAACTCAGCTTCTTGAATAATTGTGGGCGTTGCATCCGTGTCGGCTTGATGCAGTGCTCCCATGGGTGGGTAGAAGTGCTCTATTGGGATACCGAACGCATCGGCGATTTCGTATAGCCGACCAGAGCCGATTCTGTTCACGCCCTTTTCGTATTTTTGAACCTGTTGGAAGGAGAGTCTCAGTCTCCGGGCCAGCTCTTGTTGCGATAGGCCGAGTTGCTTACGAAAGGCCGTCGCACGAGATGCTACATAGTGGTCGATTTCTCCCGCGCATTTTACAGCTCTGTTTTTCACCGCTGGCGTCCGCTGGTCCTGGGTTGGCCTCTCGCGGTCGTGGTGGTTTCACGCATGCTGCCAGCAACCGCCATAATCTACGGAGATATGCAGTTAGGGCAATTGCGAAGCAATTTCAGACGGACTTCCCCCACGCCACTAGGCAGAAAATAACTTTGTAAAAACAACACGGCGGAGTGGTAAATGCAACCTGTGCGGAAAAGCGGGGAGAGGACAAGCTGCGGGTGGTTCTGTGGCTGAAACTACGGGAACTGGAGCGGTCTGGTCGGGAGAGCGCTATCCCCTTGGGCTGTACTCTCGTCGATATTTGTTCTCGGGAGGCGGCAGGATACGATGGGGAAGGAGAACGGTCCCTCAGGCTGGGGATGAGGTGAGCCTTCAGATCCAGTCTTGAGGAACGGGTTTGCAGAAAACAGCCACTCTCATCGAATTCAGGTACTAGCACTGCATCGGGAAACAGGTCGACCCTAACCACACCCCCCTGGGCGCAAACAGACAATTTTCGGGGAACGTTTCCGCAAAAGACCGGGTATCCGGGCACATTAGGAAACCGATGCTCTATCCGGCTGAGCTACGGGGTCTTCCGGCCGAAATTGCCCGTTCGGCACTCCAAGTGCAAGAGTTGGTGCCGATTGCCATGGTTTGGTGCCGGATGAGGTTTGCGCCGTCCCCGGCTGGGCGATAACCTGTTCGAGATATGCGGGAGAGGGCTCATGCGCCGGATTTTGGCTCAGTTGGCCGTGTGCTTGGCGGCAATGGCGGCAATTGCCGTACCCGGACATGCCGGCGATACGTGGTCGGATCTGCAGGCCTGCCGGAGTCTCGGCGATGCCGAGCGGCTGGCGTGTTTTGATCGCGTCCTGGCACACCACGATTCGAAGCCCGTTCCGCCTCCGGCGCCGGTCCGTCCGGCTGAGCCGGCTATGACAGCGGCCAAGCCGAGCGCCGATTTCGGCAGCGAGCGTTTGCAGAAGGACGATGCGACGCCGCAACAGCCCGAGTCGATGACGGCCAAGGTGGCGCAGGTGCGCTGGAACGCGTTCAAGCACTTCAGCGTCACGCTCGACAACGGCCAGGTGTGGCGTCAACTCGACTCCGACACCGCAGTCGCCCGGATCGATTCCACCGCAACCGTCAAGATCACCCGCGGCTTCCTCGACAGCTACAGCCTGTCGGTCGAGGGCACGTGGGGCATCTACAAAGTCAAACGGATTAAATGAACGGAGACGGATCGTGCGCAAACTCTTCGTGGGACTGATGGCGGCTGGCGCCCTGGCGGCTGTGGCGGAGGCGGCGCCGGATCTGCAGACCATGATCGGCCAATGCGCGGCCACGCCTGACGGAAAAGAGCGTCTGGCCTGTTACGACGCGATCGCTCAACGCCTTGGGACTGGACATGCTCCTGCAACAACGGCCGCCGCGCCTGTGCCCGCTGCTGCCCCGCCGCCTGCCGCGGTTCAGCGCCAACCCGAAGCTCAGTTCGGTGCGGAATCGCTCAAGAAAGAAGCGCGAGCCGGGCAGCCGCAGCAGCTTGATGAGATCCACGGCGCCATCGCCAAGCTGACGTTTTCACCGACCGGGCGGGCCATCGTGAGCTTGGACAATGGGCAGGTCTGGCGGCAGGTCGAGGGCGACAGCGATCGCTTCAAGGGCAAGCAAGGCGAAAAGGCCACGATCGCGCGTGCCATCCTGGGCAGCTATAGCCTGACTGTCGAAGGCCGCAACCAGCTCATCAAGGTCCAGCGCGTCCGCTGAAAAATTTCACGCTTCCTGTCCACTGACCGGTTCCTGTTTGCCGGGAAGCGCTCTTAACGCGAATCGGATTTCGTCAGCCACTCGTTCCAGAACACGGCGACGTCGGCCCCATGCAGACGCCACCAGCCGTCGTCCGCCTGGAACGCGGTGGCGAAGTGCGCCGTCGGCAGATAGGGACGCATGTCGATGCCGAGTTCCGGATGCTTGCCGACATAGGCGAGTGCGCTTTGGCGCGCCGGGCCGTAGGCGATCCAGCTCGTCATTTTGCCCAGCACCGGCGCGCTGGTGGCATAGCGCACGAAATCCATCGCCCGTTCGGCCTTGGGATTGCCGCGCGGAATGCCGAATACCTCCGACTGATAAAGCTGGCGGTCCCAGATGATCGTCATCTGAGGCGCGGCGGGCCCGTCTTTCTCCGCATCGAACACCGCCCAGTTCGGCAGCGAGGCCATGACCGCGCGGCCGTCCTTGAGCATCGCGGTCGCATCGGCGGGGTTGTCGTACCAGACGAGGCTGCCGCGCAGACTGTCGAGTTTTTTCAGGGCCCGCGCCACGCCTTGCGGGCTGGACAGCACCTCGTAAACATCTTTCGGTGCCACGCCGTCGGCGAGCAGGGCCATTTCGACCGTCAGCTTGGCATTGGCGCGCGGCAACGCCCGCTTGCCGGGATAACGCTGGAGATCGAAGAAATCGGCGAGCGCCGCGGGGGCTTTGTCGCCGAATTTGACCGGTGCCGCGGCGATGACCTGGCTGTAGATCGCGCTTGCCACCCAGCACGGGCCGATGGCGCCGGGGACGAAGTCTTTTGCCGCTGGCGTCCCATTGGGGGCGGCGGGAAGCTGCGTGGCATCGATCTTTTCGAGCAGACCCGACTGGCAGGCGGCCACCGCATCGGGCAGCTCCATATCGACGACATCCCAGTCGTAGCGGTGGCTCGCAACCTGCTGCGCCAGCTCCTTGGTGCCGCCGTTGTAGGAGGTGAAGAGGGCGTCGACGCCGCTCGCCATGCCGAACGGAATGATCTGCGCCGAGCGCTGGGCATGGCCGTAATCGCCTTCCCAGGTGGCGACGGTAAGGACGGGCTTGGTCCGGGTCAGGTTGAGAACCGCGTAATAGCCGCCCGCAAGCGCCACCGCGGCGCCGACCAGCGCCACAACACCCCACTTTTTCATGTCATGCCTCAGTGAATGCCGAACATGTCCTTGAGCTGATCGCCCACGTCCTTCTTACCGCTTTGCTGGCTTTTGTCACGGCTTTGTCCAAGCAGGCCGCCCAGCGCCGAGCCGCCGTTCTTCAGGCTGTCCATCATTCCGCCCATCATGCCGGCGACATCGGGGGCATAGTGCAACTTGTCCCAGCTTCCGCTGATGAGGAAGGGCACTCCGATGCCGTAGCCGCCGACAGCCGCCTCGGGGTGCACCCGAAACGCGATGGCGCGGTTGCCGACATCGATGCCGCCCTGGCCGGTCATCCGCACGACCGGGCCTTCGAGATGGAAATCGCGGGTCGTCATCACGCCGTTCGCGATGGCGAAACTGGCGCCCATATCGTGGAATGTGGTCGCCGCCGCATTGCCGGTGGCGCCGCCGAGGACGGACTGTACCGAGCGCGCCACCGCTCCGAGGTCGACTCCCTTGAAGCGGCCGTCGGCGCCTTTGATCGCACCTCTGCCGGAGAGGGAATGCAGGAGGGCGTTGGGGCTGGTGCCGGTCATGGCGACGTCGAGAGTGAGCGAGCCGATGCCTTCGATGCTCGTCAGTCCGAGGACGTCGGTGAGCAACGGCTTCAACTGCACGGCGGAAAATTGCAGGGTGTTGGCGAAGTGCGGTACGGCTCCGCGCGCGTCGATCGTCAGTTCCGCCTTGCCGCCACCGCCGTAAAGAGCGATCTGATCGAGGAAGGCGTGCAGCAACCCGTCTTGTGTTTCGATCCGCAGCACTGTGCGGCCGAGATGCAGGCCTTGCACCCTGAGGGTGCCCGCCGTCAGCGCCAGACGGCCGTTGAATTGCTTGATCAGCGCGACGCTGATCGGTTTGCGGCTCCAGCCGGTTTGTTTGGGTTCGCCGGGCTCATGGCGGCCGCCCGACAGATAGGGATTGAGGTCGAGACGATCGACGGTGAGAGCGCCATCGAGCACCGGCACGTCGGCCGCCGCATCGGCTGCGAGGCGTCCGGTCATGGTCTGGCCGTCGAGAACGACCTTCAGCCCGTCGAAGGTGGTGATCTTGTCCTGGTTCGCGAACTTCGCGGCCAGCGCGAGCTTGCCGAGGCCGCCCGCCGGCAGCTTGGTGCCGAACCACGCCGCCAAGTCGCGGAAGCTGGGACTGTCGAGCTTGATGTCGCCGTGCGTGGCGCCATCGGGCGTCATG